TGCAGATCCGCCCTTGATTTTTTTATAGGCATCAATCCACATCTTGATAGTCTTAGACTTTGACCCAGTACCTTCCCAGTCAGGCTTACCGGTCCCCTCATGAGTAGATGCCTCTAGGAACTCTACTCCACCGTAGCTATCGATGATGTCAATTACTTCTGGGTATTTCTTAAACTTAGCTTCAATTAGCTTCTGTAGCATGGCCTCGTCAGCCTGCTTGTCTCCGGTCTTATTGCCCTGATACCAGGACTCGATATCTTCGTATGGCCTTCCCTGGTATCCCTTTGGGGGCTTGGGGTCAAACCCAATTGCCGCCGCAACCTCCGTTCTAGTTAAAGGTAGTGACCCAAAGTTAGCGTTTGTAATCCTGCCCATGTCGGAGAGGACCTTAGGAGAGTACCCCCTGTTTTTGTTCCTTGTGCTCGACACAATGTTGTACCCTTTGACTGGTCCCTTAGATTCCCCGGAAACAGGCATAGGAGCCACGCTGGCAGGAGTTTCCACTGGAGGTGGTGTCTGCGCTACCCCCTGGTCTGTTGCGGGGCTTGCAGCGCTCTGGGGGAGCTCCGTAGGAATGTAGTCATCCTCGCCCTGGTATTCTGGCGGAGGCGGCATGTCAGATGGCATACTGGCCTGCTTACGGTACTCCCGCAGCTGCATGCCAGCAAAGGCCTTTTCAATGCCAGGGTCCTTAGGGGCAACGCGCTTTGCGCTAGGGTGGATGCTGGCGTGCTTCTCCCACGTGTCGCGGGTGCCGCCATCAACTGGGCCGCCGTCCTTGCCGACAGGGGTAAACGCCAGGAGGCCGTCTGTGGCCTGTTGGGCCACCTTGGTGTTGCGCTCTTTGAATGGGTCCTGCGAATCAACCTCTGAAACCCTAACGGTAACAGTGCCGTCGATTGCGCCCCTTTCAATGGCCTGCTGGATCTCTGCGCGGGTGTCTACCCCAAGAGCGTCGCTGAAGATCTGGTGGAGCTTGTTGGCCGTGTAGGCTGCCTTAGCGTACGGAGTATCGTAGCCTCCGGCGCCAAACGTGTATTCGTACTTATCAAATGCGCTGCCAGGTCCCAGGCTAGCTGGTAGCTCTAGGATGAGGCCTTTGACCTTGCCGTCCAGGTATAGGCGGACAGCTACGTGGTCAGCCCACGCGGCACCGCCAGAGACGACTGTGGCGTCTGCAGGGATAAGCTTTGCCGCCCGCTCTACCCAGCCGTCGAAGATCTCCTTGGTCAGGGCTGGGCTCTTACCTGCCTTGTCGCGGCGGCCTGCCGTACCAATGACTCCTACAACCTTGTTCTTGTTTTCGGTTGGTGCCCCAGCTGCCGGAGCGGAGGGGGCGACAGCAGCTGGGGTCTTAGCTGGTGGCTGCGGGACTACTGGTGGTACAGGTGGCTTGACTGGGGCCGCTGGCGTAGCTGCGGGCGCGGGCTTAGCAATACCTGCTAGCTCCGTGTCTACCGTCTTGTCCGCGTTAGCTAGACCCTCCTTGAGGATCTTCTTGATGTCGGCCATTCAGCTCCACCCTCTAAGAGGGTTATGACTTTCTATTTATATCCCTTAAAACCGGGATCTAAGAGGGTTATCTCTTCTAATTATATCCATATGTGTCAAGGCATCCACACATTAAGGTTCCTTATCAAATGGGTAGCTCAGTGCCGGGGAGGCCAGGTAATCCACCACCAAAGGGGTGGCTTATAACGCCAGGGGGGGACACCCCGTCAACGAAAATCCACCTGCTCACGCAGGGCTCCGCGCCCCGTCGTCCCGAGGGAAGGGTTGACTCACGCGTAGTAAACCGCTCACGCGGGAACCGCTCACGCGGCAACCGCTCACGCGGACGCGCAGTCCCCCCCTCAACAAAGTCGGGAGCAAGGATGACTCCCCCGTAGTAAAGGAGGTTCGCAATGGGAACAGGCGTGTTCACTCGTGCCCTCGTTCAGGGTTCGCATTCAGCGGCAGCGTCCGCAGGGGTCACCCCGCGCAAGGGATCTATTGACTCCTTCAATGATCGTGAATTTGATCCGAAGACGGGTCATAAGATCTTGAAGTTCACAATAGAAGACCAGGTCGTCATTGATGGCGTAGTGCGAGTTGATAACTACATCAACTGCGTCGTCAAAGACCCAGCGCTCGTAGAGTTCTTCATCAACAACCAGTGGAAACTGGTCAAGATGGCAGGCCCTATCAAGTGGAATCGGGATTACAAGTCCCTAACCTTGACAGTGTCCGCAGCAGAACTCATCCCCGCAGCGGTACCCGCAAGCGAGGACGAGACAGGGTTCTAGGCAGGGGGGAGGGGGGGAGCGCCCCCCCTCCAACACCCCCCCCCAGGGGGTCAGTGAATGTCATACCTGGCGAACGGATGAGATACGAACGCAGGTTGACATTGAGTGGATGGGGTTGATAAGCAAGGTGATGGGGTAGCAACGAGATGTTAAGTAATACCTATATAGCATAGATAAGGAGTTGATAATGGACTGCAAGGTATGTGGATGTGCAGCATGCTATTACAATGATTGCTGCGACCACAAGAATCCAGTACCGGTCATCGATGACCTAGGATATCTAGATTGGTATGATGAATACATGACAGGAACAGAACTACCCAGCTATGAGAAGATAGTCCATAAGAAGGAGAAGAAGCGTGAGATGTGAAGCAATGGACAGTAAGCATAAGCTATGTCCTTATCCCTCTAATGGTAAGACTATATCAGGTATGAAGAAGCTATGTATGTTACATACGGAAGCATTCTTCAGGGGTGAAACGATTCTATGGGCGCCCAAGCGCCTACTAGAATGGGATCTTAGCCGGCGATTGCAGATTGCAGTTGAATACGAAGCGTTAAGATACCTTAATATGGAGGTTGACAATGTGTGAGGACTTCGGAAGCAGCAGCTTCCTAATGGGTGCTATCACTGGTATGGTGGCAGCCTGGGTTATAGTAATATACCTAGCAGTAGTCAAGCAGGAGGACAAGTAATGAATGGAGAGTTGTTCCTAATAGAAGCAGCGTGGGATGTACTAACCACAGCAGTGGGAGTACTCATTGCCCTCATTGCATACAATGTAGTAGATTATATCAAGAACGGAGGCAGGTAATGAAAAAGAATCCAGTGACAGGGTGGAAACAATACGAAGTTCAGGTTGTTAGACATCGTGTATCAGAAGCTAACCTCCTTAGAATAGAGAAGCCGGCAGCGGCAATGGAACTATTCTCAGAGGATGCCGAACGACTAATGCAAGAATCTCTATGGGTAATGACAATGGATGGGCGCAATGGATTGATGGGCATTGAACAGGTATACCAGGGCACAGCAACTGGCACAAATGTAAGAATAGGTGAGCTATTCAGGTATGCGATATCAGCAGGAGGTTGCGGCATAGTGCTAGTGCACAACCATCCAAGCGGAGACACATCAGCAAGCGATGAGGATATCAGGCTAACAAGTGAGGTGCTCAGGGCAGCAAGACTATTAGATGTTGAGTTTCTTGATCACCTCATTGTAGGAGGCAAGGATTATACTAGCATCAGGTCAATCAATCCAAGCATATGGGCAGGAGTGTAGTATGGGATACGATATCTATACCAGTCAGCCAGACCCAGTACTAGCAGAACGATTTGCTCGCAAGTATGGATACAACTATCTATTCGAGAGCGATCAAGAACTCACAGTAAATACCCTATACAGGCAAGGGCCAATTGATGATGCCTTGAAGTACAAGGGTGAGTCAACAGTATACTTCAGGTCTAACATCTGGGGTATGCAAGAAGTACGCAAGTACTTCGTAGATGTATTCAATGCTCTACCTAAGGAGCAAGCAGATATAGTAGGTGAGAAGTACCTATCATTCGTTGATGCCATCAGCTGGAATGAAGGCAGGCATGTTAAGACCCAAGAAATCTTAGCTATACTGCAGTTAATCCAGTACTATGGTCAGGACATAGGTCAGACACCACTAGTAGAGGAGTTCATTGAGTATATGGAGATAGCTTCAGTACTCGATGGCTTCTTAGTCTGGTAGTACACGGAGGGGATAAGGAATAAAGCCTTATCCCCTCCAGATGTCAGGCAGCGCCGACCTTCCATACTTGGCGAACGAAGGGGGTAGATTACTCCCTCGTAATAGCGACGCCTTCGCAATAGGCGTCGTAAGGAGGTACTTAATGGAAGAGGTAGACATTACAATAAGTGCTGGGTTCAGCGAAGAGTCAGCAGAAATGCATGTCTCTGCATTCGCTACTATCATTGAGGCCAGCGCTCAGGTGATTGCAGATCCTAAGCCTATGCTTATGGCATATGCAGACTACTTCACACCAATCATTAAAGATGTGATTGCAGATGGGTCAATGACAGAGAAAGAAGCATGGGATATGGCAGGCGAAGCATTGTCTAGGTTGTTTGTCATCAACCAACGACTAGCATTCATGGTAGGCACAGAGCTATCGGAAGCAACAGGTGGCAAGCCTATGCCAGTAGAACTTATGGATGACCCTATCTACCGGCCAAAAGACAGAGATAATATGAGCAATGAGGAGGTGATGGACGAACTCAATCGTATTATGCGACAGCCAGGAAAGGAAAATAACTAATGAGTAGTGAAGCAGTATGGTGCGACGGCACAACACACAGAGCAGAGATAGAGATTATAACCTTTGTCACAGTAGAACAAGCAGAGAATGTTAACAGGACACTAGTGATTGGTGACAAAGATACAGTCATGTCTAAGCTAAAAGAGCTTAAAGAAAGCAGCTCACCCAGTGAATCTATATTCATTGAGTATTGTTGCAACAAGTGTAAGGAGGTAGCAAATGGATAGCGAACAGTTATTGGAGTCACTGCGTAGTGCACGCAGCGAAGCAAGCGAAGCATCTAATCATGCACAAGAAGTATCTCGTGAGGCAGGGTATGCAGAGCAGGCAGCTGACGATACATACAATGCCATTGATGCTATCATTGATGAGGTGTCAGAGTTTTACGCCATCAATGTAGACCAGCTCAAGTCTATCGTTAAGCTTAGTTACAAGGTGACTAAGATTAGTGGGTACCTACACGGATTGATTAATGATAGTGTAGGCGCAGATAACATCAGCGATAAAGACGAGCGCAGGCTAATGGATATCGTTTCAATCTTGGACAAGCTGTTCAACTTTGACTATGATACCAAGGCAGTGCTTGGATTTAACGAGGAGTATAAGGTAGAATACGGGTATGGAACTGCTTCATACACGATTTCTGCAGTAGTTAAGGAGGAAGCAAACAATGGCTAACGCAAAGAAGGCACTCAAGTCAGGCGTACCTAAGGCTAGTCAATTGAAGGACTACGAGTCCCTCATCAGTCTTAGTGTTGATGAAATCCATTACTTTGGTAAGGTGTTGACATCTGCAGTACCAGAGATTGGCAGGCAGATGGCTAAGGCAGGTGCTTGGAATGGTGATGGCAACATGAAGGCTTTATCTGTTGCAACAAGCATCAACTCAGCACTTGATACTGTAGGTATCTCAGTATACCATAGGCAGGCTAGCGAACTCGCAGCGTTCAATGAGTTCGACAGTTGCTCATGGAATGCAACTGACAAGTGCGGTAACGAAACCCGCAATGATTTCCAGGACTTGTACGAGAGCCCAGAGTATGAGATTATCATCAGGGCTACGGCCAAGTTGAAGGATAGGTCTACTCTATCCAAGCTAGGCGTCAAGTAATCAACGGGCGGTCTGGGGGAGTGGGCATTGAACCACTCCCCCTCATGCCCGGCAAGGAGATATCATGTTTGATATGAATGAGTTCGTCAAGGACGCATCAGAGATAGGAATCACAATTATAAACTTTGACGCTTTCAATTGCACAGAATGTGGCAAGGACTCAGGCGATTGGGAAGGCGGGGTTGAACCCGACTGGAACCATTCATATTGTTCAGAGTGCTGGCCAAAGTATAAGCATCTACACGAGGAGGAATAACATGTGTGATAAGAAGTATAATGGTTGGACAAACTATGAGACATGGAATGCTATGCTATGGATTAACAATGTTGATGGTTTATATGATGGCATTGTTGACGAGTTGGAAAAACAAATCAATCAGTTCGTTGACGAAGGTACATGGGATGAGGATGGCTATCTGCAGTACGCAGAGCAGTTCATTCAAGACTACTTCGCAGACAACTTCATCTATCAGAGCAGTGACCCTGCCAAGTGGCATGAAGATAACTATGGCCCAGTCAGTGATGCCGTGGGTACATACATGAACGAAGCAAACTGGCGTGAGATTGCTCAGTCAGTATGGGATGATAAGAAGCATGATTGGAGGTCAGAACATGAGTGATTGGAGAGAGATTAACTCGCATGAGTACGAGGATGGCTATGGCTATCGCCTATTCCATGATGATTCGTATGATGCATCAGACTATGAGCGTGGCTTCAAGATATACGCTACCACTGGCGCAGCTAGGTACATCCCGGTAGATGTATCTATCAGCGCAGCAGATGCAGATGAGGAGAACCATGTGCAAGACCTCCTTCGTGGAGCTAAGGCACATGTTCCACTCTATCTGCTAGCACATGGTGATGTAAGTGTTAGCACTAATCCATTTCATGACCCGTATGATAGCGGTCAGTGTGGATTTGCAGTGCTCGAGCAAGACTCACCGGTAGATGGTGACAGAGCTATGATGGAGCTAGTGCTTGAGCGTATGGTCAACGAGTACAACCATCTGTTGCGAGGCAATGTAATCGCATGGCAGGTAACTAAGCGTACAGTATGTGAGTCATGCAAGAACTCATCTGTTGATATCATCGACAGCTGCGGAGGATACATTGGCTTTGACTTCAAGGAGTTGGACTCATTGGTCAACGAGGTGATTGATGTAATCGGTAGGCATAGGGAGGCAGAACATGCTAGCAAATCAACCAGAAGTTCAGACGATTAAGGTAGACTTCGATAAGTTCTTGGTGTATGTAGACCGCAGGTTCCAGCAAATCTGCGGTCTAAGCATCCATGATGTAGAGGACTTCGCATTCTATGATTACTATCCAGGTGAAGAGGCTAAGCAGATTGAGTATGCACAAGCAGTCAGAGACTGCGCTAGTGCATGCTTAGAGAATGCTGCCGGAGTTAGCATGCCTAAGGTAAAGACATGCGTTGAATGCGGTAGAGAGTTTGATCTACATGATGAAACCGATGCAGAAGAGTGGGAGTATGGCCACGACTGCGAGGTCTTTGAGGGCCCTACAATTATAGTCTAGTTAGATTTTCTAGGAGGTTTAGATGTCACATCAAGGGCATATAGAAGGACACATCCATGTTGATTGCCCGGACAGCGTGCAAGCAACAATGTATTCAGCATGCAGTTGCTGCAATGCATTTCTAGATGATGTTAAGAACAACATCTATGAGCTTCAGAAATCCGCAAGAGAGAATGGATTATGCACAGGTTGCGGAGGAGAGTGGTGCTCAGGTGGATGCGACGAAGATTTCTAGATAGATACCCCAGTGCTGATCATCCTCAGCACTGGGGTATTCTAATGTAAATTCATTGCGCGTATTAGAGAACACTTAACGTGGCGAAAGCGTTAGTTTAGTAGCTCATTCTTACGAGTCCTATGTCCAATCTTATTACGAGAACCGGCACGTGGCGGAGGCAATGGAGCTTCCATGTTGGATGCTTTCTCTAGCCCCATGTCTACCATTGTATTCTTAATAAAAACAAACGCGTCGTTCCATCCCTCGTCATACCCATCGTCATACCCTGACTGCAACAGTTCACCTACCTTCTTGTATGCGTGAGCACACACTGATACCTTGCAATCGCAATCGATTAACAACTCTTTGACTGACATACTACCCCCTAAAGCTAGCTGTGCCCTTGGTAAACTCGAGGTCGCATACCCCGGTCGCACCGTTGCGGTGCTTAGCAATCTTGCAGCTAACAACTTCCGAAGCTGCGAGAAAGTCTGGCTCTGCCTTGCGCCACAGCATGAGCACAAGGTCAGCGTCCTGCTCGATAGCACCTGAGTCACGTAGGTCTGACAGCCTAGGCTCACCGCTATCACGGTACTCAGACATGCGGCTCAACTGAGACAACGCAATGACCGGTACGTCTAGCTCACGAGACAAGGCCTTAAGGCCACGGCTAATCTCAGACACCTCGTTGACCCTATTGTTATCCTTGCTGCTCCTGTCCGGGGACATCAGCTGCAGATAGTCAACGATGATCAGGTCTACACCCTGGTCAGCGGCTAGCTTGCGGCACTTGCTGCGTACAGCAGATGCCGTTGCAGTTGGTGAGTCGTCGACATAGATACCCATCTTAGACACACGCTGTGCTGCCTGGTCTAGCTCTACAATCTGGAACATCTCTAGCCCACCGTGTCGGATAGCCTGGAGTGGTATGCCGCTTGCATACGATAGCAACCTGGCACCTACCTGCTCAGCGCTCATCTCGATGGAGAAGATAGCTACCTTCCTGCCCACAGATGCAGCGTTGAATGCCATCGTAGTAGCCAGCGCTGTCTTGCCAACGCTTGGCCGGGCTGCAAGGATGATTAGGTCAGACTTCTGCCAACCACCTGTGACTG